CGGAATTTTTGATTTTTTCTGGAAGATACTCTCTGTTATCATCATCCGGTGTTCCTTTCGTCACGGTTCTAGTAGTGTGTGGCAAATCGGACAGGCGTGCGGTTCCCAATCTGTCCTGTACCCGCATACCGGGCACTCATACCAGCCGTATGGAAACACACCGGTAGCGTCATAGAATTCACGCTGCCATTTAAGTAGTTTCGGCAGTGGAGTGCCGATCGCTTTCGCAAATTGGGCGGCCCGCATAGCAGTTGCAATGGCATCCCTTGCAGGTTTCAAAGAATCGTGTTCTTCCTTTTTCTGGGAGTTATCTGTCTTATCCTCCATGTCGGCCACCTTCATAAAAACGATCCATCGTTTCGCGGTACACTTTGAAGCACTCCGGGCACAAGTCGCCAACTCCAAAGAAGTCCCTCGTTTCAAGCGCCCAACCATCCAATGCTTTCTGGTCAAACACACCATCGTCGAACCGTTCCGCGAACACCTGCTTCCGGCAACGGTTGCAGATAAACATTGCTCCGTTTTTTTTCTCATTAAAGTTCACCTTTCATCGAGCGCCGGAAGAGGCAAATCTTCCGGCTTTACGCCCGCATTTTTCATCCTTGCCCCGCACTCGCCGCAGTATTTAACGGCCACACAGTTGATGAAATGGCATTTCTTGCAGCGGAAATGCTCACAGGTGCACCGTCCTGGATTCAGCTCCCATTCTGATTCCAGCGGCGGTACATCTGGAAGGAAGATTTTTGCCGTTTTCCTGCCCGGCTCTGCAACCGTCACCCGTGTTATCTTCTTGATATTTGCTCTGGATATGAGGATTTCCAGCGTTCCATCATTGTCCAGATCGAATAATGCAGCACTCATTTCAGTACACCCCCACACTTTGCGCATCAGCCATCACAGACAGGCTTTGTGTTGTCCTGCACTTCGGTCAGCTTTATGGTCGGCTGCGGCTGATCCGAACGGTTCAGTGGTTTATCGAACTCCACATTCATCCAGTCGCCCTCCGGCTTGTCATGCCATGCCAAGGCGTGGCGAATGACAAGCCATACCTGTTCTGCCCGGTACGGTGCCTTCATTACGTCTGAGGTCGGGGCGGGGAGAACGCATCTGCTGTACAGCCGTTCCATTTCTAGCAGCATGGTATTTCTGCGGTCTATCGCAACATTAAAAGCGTTTTTACGCTGTTCCTCGCTCTGAAACGCATTGCTTTCCGCGTCCGAGTAGAATTTTGCAAAGCACAAGTCTTCTGCCAGATCCCAGAACTGTCCCATGTGCAGCCGCAGATACCACTCGCAGGCAGTCTGCACAGCCTCGGCCACCGGGCGGCTCATGGTCAGCGTAATGGTTTCGACCTCTGCCGGTGCATCACTTTTCTTCTTCGTCATAGTGCGGCTCCTTTGCCCCCGGCCAGTGACGGCGTTGGCTGCGCTCAAACTTCCGGGCCATCGCCGCCGTCTGGATAGCTTCCACGGCCAGGGCAACAGCCCGGTCGTATACGCCTTTCGTGGAGATCTGCGGATTGTTGGAGTAAACATTCATCCACATTGCATTGAGTTCCTGACGCAGACCGTTCATTTCCTGCACAGCTTCCACGACTTCTTCTTGGATGATTCCCGCGCCCTCATGCGGCCCTGCAAACATCCGAAACTTCTTGTTTGCAGCGGCCAGCTCAATTTTGACCAGCCGCTTCACGTCATTTTTCACTGCATCCATGGTCAACCCTCCGTCCGGCTCTTGATCTCAGCCAGCAGATCATCCAGCGGAACATTTGCAAGAGAAAACCTGGCCTCTCTTTCGTCCTCGACAGAGACCAAGAGTGCAGAGGAAAAGCACAAAACGGGGCGAACACCATAGGAGCTGACGTACCAGCCGTCGCCGTGGGAGCCATCGGCGTTGACGTGCCAGACGTCGCGGTCATCGTTGGTGTGCGGAGAGCAATTCGGCGTGCCGTAAGGCGTTGCCAACCACCACGGCGCATCTACCTTCGGGATCAGCCGCCAATATTTTCCGTACCCGCGCAGGGTCAACAGGCCAATCCTCACTTCAAAGATTCCGTATTCGTTCTGGCCGGTCGTGTCCTGAAGGTCGATTCTGAGCGGAATGAATGTACTCAGCGGAGTGCCGTTCTTTGTAAACTCTGCCAAGCAGTTACCCAGATATGGCATAATCTCGCTCCGGCGCAGATCGTTGGGGCATTCTGGGTCGTCACCTTCACGGAACGGCATTTTCGTCCAAATGTCCTTTGCCAGAACAAGGCAGCCGTGTTCGTCTGCATCCAGCTTCACGAACTCCTTGCCCAGCGCCTTGAAGATGCCGCCATTTTTCACATTGCCCAAGGTTACACTTTTCAAAATCTTGCTCATCGTTATTCCTCCACTAAAACCACATTGGCCCAGCTGGTCTCGTATGTTTTCCCATCAATCGTGACTTTCACGATACGATCATTGTGTACAAACGAACTCACCTTGTCCGCCCGTCCTTTGTCCAGTAAAGTGCCGTCCGGCAGGTAAACATATACCGTCTTGACCGGTTTTTCACTGGTTGCTGTGCCCTTGACAGCTTCACACCCAGTCAGTGTTACGCACAGCGCGGCAGTGCAGGTGGACAAAGCCAGCAGTTCCAAAGTCTTACGCATCGTTTTTGTCCTCCTGTTCGCTCAAGTCCTCCACATCGGCAACGTCCTTGGTCTTTTTCACCATGTCTGCAATGGCATACAGCCCAGATTTCGCCAGAGGTTCCAGCTTTACGGGGATTACAGCACCGCGTACCATCATACCATCCTTGATGACATAGTAACGTCCGCCGCTTGCCATTTTCCGCACACAGTATTTGAAATAGCTGCTCTTGCGCATTTCATCCGCCACTGGCATGATCTGCTTTGCGTCTACAAAGCCGATTGTTCGGGAAGTCGGTTCAACCATCGGAACCAGGTTACACCCACAATAGCGGATGCTGATTCTGCCATTTTCGCAGTCCAGCTCGCCACTTGCTGTATCGTCAAGGTTCATGCCTTCAATGTTCCGAATATCGTCCGGGCAGTCACTTTCAAAATGAATATCGTTCCATTCCTTTTCGCTGATACCCAGCAGAGCCGCCAATTCCCTTTCGTTTTGTGCTTTCGGGAAATCCGTCAGCGGGAAGATTGCTGTTTTTGTTCCGATGTACAGATCACACCCCTGACCATCGTTATAGAACACCTTGTAAAGTTTGCAATACTCGTCAGTCTTAATGAGCTTTGCAATCGCCGCCAGCTTCATTTGCTTCTCCTTTCGATTTCGATAGCCTGAACTTCAAACTTTTCGTACTCCGGGTAATGATTCTCGGCCTGCTCCTTGGCTTTTTCAACAGCCTGTTCAGCGCTGTCCGCATCCAGCCGGTACGGCAGCCAACCCGGCCACCCACCAGCACCGGTCGCTTTCAGCAAAATGTAGTACCTCTGCATCGGTGTGTTCTCCTTTCAGTTTTGGGCAATCCCGGAGTTGAACCGGGCCGGGCCTGTTCCCATGCTCACAAAAAAGGCCGCCGCAGCGGGCGGCCTGTGTCAGGAGTTGTGCGATCTTATTTTCAAAATTTTCTTTGCTTCCTCTGCGTGGAGAAGAACACTGTCCCGGCAGGTCATGCCCGGCTCTTGTAGCTCATAGAGCTTGCACTCTTTCGTGCAGCCTTTACTGCCTTTTCGGGTCTGTTCATTACACGTTATAAACCGTGCCGAGAGGATCCGTGTCAGTGTTTCATTGTCCATCATGCCACCAGATACAGCCAAAGGAATTTAATCAGTGCGGCCGGCACAAAGAAAATCAATGCTGCCCACAGTGCCACAGCCGCCAAAACCATCAGAATGCCCAGCGTTTTTACAAATCCATCCATATTTTCATTCTCCCTCTTTGATGATCCAGACCCTGTGTTTTCCGCATCCTTCCCAGTTCAGTGCGTCCTTGTGGGTGCCGGGCACGGCAACATCCAGGTGCTTCCCCTGGATGCCGCTGCCACGATCCTGAACGATCCTTACGCCCACATCCTCAATGTAAAGAACCGTGCCGAATGGGAATATATCCGGGTCTGCCGCCACGGTCACACCAGCTTCCACCGGCGCACCGCTGGCGGTAATTCCCGTTCCAGTTCCGCAGATGTGCTCCCGCTTTTCGGTGCAGTATGCCGTGCAGAGGAAGTCTCCGGCATCCTCTACCAGTAACTTTCCATCCAACCGGTCCCGCGCTTTCAGCGAATCCCGCAGGGTATCTGCATACCCGGCAACTTCGCCTGCCGCGCCTTTCCAGTCCTCGTACATGGACTTGTAGATATCCCTCTGTGTTTCCAGATCCGTGATCCGGTTCTGCATCAGAGCGGCTTTCGTACAGCTTGCAAGTTCCGCCGCAAGAAGCGCCGCAATGATTGCCTTGCTTATCGTTTCTACCTTCACGTCTTTTCGTTCCCTTCTGTTTTGTCGAATGTGATTGGTGCGTGCCCATGCTCTTGTGCTCGGAGTGTTCCGGTCATCCCATGCGTAACTTCCATGAAACCGCCGTCCTGGTCATTCAGCACCGTATTTCTTAACTCAAATAGCGTCTGATCTTGGTGCGTTGCCAATGTTGCCGAAAGTTCTTCTTGGACAAGCGGTCCCTTTCCTCCGCCGTCACATCCGCTGCGGATCTTCATTGTGTAGGCTTCCCGCTGCCCCCCCCGCAGGGTTTTGTTGCCACCATTCGATCATGCCATGAATAGCAGTCAGCAGTAAGTCCTGTAACTTCTTCCCCCTGCGGGATGCACGGTTCAAAATTCCATTCAGTGCCTTTTCGCTCAAAAACGACCACTCCGGCGGATTCTCTACGAGTATCGCAGACAGCATATACTCTGCGCCGGCGCTGGGGGATTCCCCACCATTGAGCATTGACAATTCGATAGGCAACAGCTCCGTAGTTTGCGAAGCCCCCCCCACTTGCCATGTTGGAGAATAGACTGATCTGCTCTACCTCCGGCAAACTCTCTGAGGTGTAGTAATTCGTTGAGGACAACTTCAAAATCCTTTCCTTTGTTCGATGACAGGGCACCGGGCACATTTTCCCAGATGACGAACCGTGGATATTTTCCGCCGGTCGCCAGCAGCATTTCCCAGATAATGCGTATTGCCTCCCAGAACAATCCAGATTTGGCACCGTTAAGTCCGGCACGTTTTCCTGCAATGCTCAAGTCCTGACATGGGCTTCCGAACGTTATGATGTCAACCGGTTCAATCAGAAAGCCCTTGATGTCCGTAACGCTTCCAAGATGCTTCATGTTCGGCAGATGCGTCTTTGTAACAGCAATGGGGTACGGCTCTACCTCGCTTGCCCAGACCGGATGCCCGCCGCACATTGCGGCGCACAGCGGCATTGTTCCGCTTCCATCGAACAGGCTTCCCAGCTTTATTTCTCCGGGCGGCTTTCCCAGTTCGCGGAACGCGTTCTTTACAAAGAACAATGCGTTTGGTAGCGCCATTCCGTTGCCCCACATTGCGTACTCTGCCGCCCTGCTGTGCAGGCCATCATGCCAGCGCATCAGGGCACGCCTGCCTTCTTCGCTGTCTGCCTGCATCATCTTCCGGTTCGGCTTTTTCCCCTTGATCTCGCAGTCCTTTGTGTAGACCTCACGCCAGAACGGCAGTTCCCGCAAGTCGGTCAGTGGTTCAATTTCTGCCCATCCGTCCGGGAAGCCTTGCAGTCTGCCACACTCCATCGGAATCAGTCTGCGCACGATCCAGTCCGGCGTTTTTCTTTGGGCAACTTCCGGGCCGCTTGATGTGCCATCATTTTTCTTCGTGAGCGTAGCCGCAGTGTTTCCAGTAACGGCTCCGTTGTAGAGGTCGATGCCGACCGTATTTTCAGGCAGCGGTTGGAGCACCGGATTTATGTAGTTCAAACTCCATCCTCCTTCTCCCTTTGCCTGAAGTGTTCCGCTGACCTCTCCACCAAGACAGTGATGTCTTGCATCGTAGGCAACGGCGTGCCGGTCCACCGTGTTCAGTGTGAACGAAGCGTTTTCTCTTACTCCGCATCCGTTCTGATTGGTATTCCGGTCAACGAAATTTCCAGCCATACAGTACGCCCCGGCCACGATAGGCGCTTCATGGTCGCACGTTAGGCATGGGCAAGTTTCGTTCAGTGTGTCCGCCGATGCCTGACCGGATGCTCTGCAAATTACCGGCCCGCTTTCACAGATTTTCATGCTGCCCCCCCCCCGCTGACCAGAATCGCCTGCGATCTCATAGCCGATGCACTGTTCAGCAGTGAGGGTGCCACACCATCCACGCTGTAAACTCTTGCACCTTGCGGAAATTCCGGTGTCAGACATTCAAGTTTCATTTCGCTTTCCTCACTTTTTCTTGCACGGACGACCAGCATCGAACTGGTACTCCTGCTCATGGGGGATTAGGTCAGAAGCAGGTTCATCCATTATGCGTCCGCATATCAATCCTGCCCGGCAAGAGAGTACCGGGCAGGGCGGCCATTGCAGTGGCCTACCGCTTTTGTCCTGGGCGGATCAAACAGGGCATTTCTGCGCTCATGCTGCGGCGCACCCATTCCCGTCAGCTCCATGCGGGTGCGTCTTTCGCGGAAATGGCAGCCCGGTCTTTCACCGGGCTTGAACGGAAAGGAGGACGCTGCTGTACAGCACCATTCCGCTATGCCGGACGGCTGATTTCCTGACCGTACCGGCTTCCATGGAAAACTCAACTCGGCGCATACAGGGTCCGGCCCTGCTTGCAGCGCTCAATGCCTAGAAAAAGCGCCATGCGCCATATAAAAGCAGCCCCGCTTCTGCGGTGCAGGGCTGCTTATTTCACGGTTGAGAAGAACCATGCTTTGTATCAGCGGCATTGTTTTTCTCGTAGTGCTCGCACTCCACGTTGTAACCACTGCAAGGCGCGCACCGGGCTGTGGTTATCTTGAATGTGTGCTTGCACTGTTCTTCAGTGCCCTTTTGTTTTCCCTTGTGCAGGGATACTCTGGTATGTGTACTTCTTGCCAAGCTCTTGATCTTCCTTGCTTTATATAAATAGGTGTTTCGTCCCAAAGGCTTTGGGTTTCGACGCTTGTCCTGCACCGCTTCCCAGCGCACCGGTGGATTGAAGTTTTTCCGCAATTTCATCCAGATTTTGAAACTGCTGAAGTCGCTTTCCCATGTTCCGAATGTTTCATCCATCCACTTGAACATTTCTTTTACGGCTTCTGGCAATTCAAATTTTCCATCACATAGGGGTCCCGGCACTTCCTCAACATCCGGCATGGTTGTCGGCAGTTCTATTCGCTCACCATTCGGAAGATCATAGTAGGCGGTGCCTCTGCTCACTCTTCTACCTCCATGATGTGCGTTGCGATCATGTCAGCCATGTGCAGGCACAGGGCTTCCGGGCATCTGTCGTATACCTTGCTAAGAGTATCCCAGTCCCGTTCCCCGGTATAGGCACCCATGTGCCACCGGATTGCCAGAACTTCCTTGTCCGTCAGGTGGATCCAGTGCTGAATGTTGATTACGGACGCTTCACCATGCCCCAGCAAATCCGTATCTCTATACTGATAGCTTCCATCCGGTTTCTGGATGTAATTTCCGGCTTTGCAAACGTCGTGGAGCAGGGCTGCAGTAAGGACTGCGTTCTTATCGCACCTCGCAAACTGCGGCATATTCTCGCACAGTTCCAGTGCAGTCCTTGCCACGTTGAGCGAGTGCAGCACCAGGCCGCCGGGGACGTTCAGGTGATGCTTTGCGCTGGCGGGCGAGTTGTAAAAGTCCGTTTCTTCCAGGACGATCATCAATGCCATGCCGCCCGGTCTGCCTTCAATGGCCTTCGTCAGCAGCCGCTTGTACTCTTCTTTCAGAAGTTTCTTGTCCATGGTCGTTCTCCCTTACGCCTTCTGCATGGCATCCTGGGCGGCATCGGTGGCTACGCTCTTGTCGGTGGCTGTGGTGTTGTCTGCCTCCTTGTTTTTCCACGCCTCTTCCAGCGCCAGCGGGAGAGCAAACGTAACTTCTGCCAGCCACCGCTTTGCGTCATCCCAGCTGTCCGTGCCCAGTGCAATGGTCTGTGCCATCACGCCGATTGCCAGATTCTGCAGGGTAGTGGTTTCGCCGTTCAGGCACATATCCACATGATCCTCGTTATTCAGTACCACTTCGATCCTTGCCTTGTAATCTTCTCCCATGTTGTTTGTCCTTTCTGTACTGCGTGAATATTCGGTCAATGGTGGTACATTCCGGGGTTAGCACCGGACGGAAGGGCATCTCCTGCACTGGCTGTACCATATCAAAAGAGCGGCGTCGGACAAATGATACCGCTCCTCCCGTCCATGCGGACCGCCCTGCCGTGTTCTTTCTGCCCCCAGTAGGTAAGGCCCCGGCCTTGCGGTAGCCGGGCGGCTTCCCCTCGTAGTTCAGCCGCATGGTGGGCGGGTAGGTCTGCCCATGCCTTCCCGGTTCTGTCAGTCCCAGTCCCGGACTTCGTTGTTCCAGTCGTAAGCCTTGTTCACCAGCGTGTCCAGCAGCACCGGCACCGCCCATGCAACGGCAACAAGATCCGGGTCGTAATTGATTTTGAAGATCCAGCAAACGCCCCAGATCAGGGTTGAGAAAATGCCGTACAGCACGCCGAACACCAGCAGGCTTTCGCCCAGGTGCAACGCATCGCGGCGGAATCGCCGCCAGTTGAACGCCTTGTGGAATTCGTTGATTCTCCGGTGGAGTTTTTCAAGTATCACTTTCTCAAATCCTCCCACTTTTCATTTAGCCTTTCTCGCAGCTCTTGTGCCTGCTCTGCATTGTAGTGCGCCACCGCTTTCCAGTTTCGCATCTCGTTGTAAACGTCCATGAACTCCTTGTCAGATTCTTTCTTTGCGTAGTGGTTCACCACGCCCCACAGAATCACAAGGCTGGTCGCAACATCGGTAATGACCCGAACCACCGGGTCAGGATTTCCGATGTGATACATCCAGATTGCCAGTTCAAGCATCCTTCTATTCCTTTCGTATTTTCCGTTCCCGTGGTACAATGAGCACGGAAAGGAGGTGATTTTTATGACCGACCGCCAGAAGTTCGTTTACGATTTAGCATTGCAGCACGTTTCGGCCGAATTGGCAAACGGCGTTCCTCTCGACAAGAACCCCGCTGCTTACGCTTTGGATATCTTTACTGGGTATGTTTCTCTCTATGCTGCAATGGACAAAGGAACCTTGGATGCCGCTCTTGCAACGCTCAAAAAGGTTTGATCTCTGCCTTTTGGAATAGCGCAGCTCTTTCAATCCTGCCTTTTGCTTCATCCAGCCGCACAAGCAGGACTGTGAGTAGAATCCTCATTTCCCCGTATGAAAGCTCTTGCTCTTGGCATTTTGCGAGAATGTCATTTGCAAGGGCTTTCATGCTTTCGTCGTCCATGTCCCTCATATCTTTTTGCATTTCATCTCTCCATGTGAAACAGGCTGGTTTGGCTCGTGTGCTCTGCAAACCGTTCTTCTTCCAGTTGGAAATAGAACGGGTCGATTTCAAATCCGATAAAGTCAAGCCCCGCCTCATAGGCTGCTATGCGGCTGCTTCCGCTTCCAAGGTGAGTATCGAGTACCTTTTGCCCCGTCTCTGCATAGTTTTTGAATATCCAGTCGTACAAGACAACCGGTTTCTGGGTCGGGTGGATTCTCTTTTCGTTCATGGATTTGTTTCCCTGCATGGTGCTGCCTTCTGCAATGCTCTTACCTTGCATCATGCCGGACCACATATAGCGGAACAGCCGCACCGATGTAAATAAGTCGGTCGCCGCTATCTCGCAGTCCGAAAAGCTGGAGCTTCCGTTGCACTTGTCCCACACGATCCGCCCGGTTGCAAACTTATAATCAAAGTAGTTGCAGCCCCACACGATGTAGTGTCTGGAAACGCGGAGCAGTTCTCTGAAATACTCCGGTCCCGGCCTGATCCATGCCGGTGAAATCGGATAGTCCCGGTGTACGCCTATCTTGCTTACCTTGGAGCCGTAAAAGCCCCGACGCTCTGGACCAGAGAAGTACGGAGGATCTACAACGGCCAGATCAAAATAATTGTCCGGGAACAGTTCCATTGCCGGAACGCAGTCCACGTTATAGCAATGGTTCAGCTTGAATACTTCTCCCATCCTCTTTACTCCGCCGGGCGGTCAGCCCAATACCTGAGCTGCTGCTTCTTGTTGTACAAACGCTGCTGTCCCAGCGCTGCGCTGTACCCGGCGCGGCCATTGGCGTCCATCTTGCCGGTGTCGCCGCGCTTTAACTCTTTATATATTGTCGAGTAATTGAATCGCATCGCCCTTGCGATCCCCGCCACACTCTGCCCGGCATTGTACCGGGCTTCCAGCGTCTTGCGGTCATCTTGGGTCATGTGCTTTGCCATTTCCTGCTTTTTCCTCGCTTTCCCTAAAAATGCGCAAAAAAATAACGCAAGAGAAGTCGCTAAGATTTCTCTTGCGTTTTCTCTTGCGTTTATTTTACAAATTCAGCAGTGAAAAGTAAAGCATTAAATGCAACAAATTTTCGGCCTTATTTTTGTGGATTTTAGCGTAAAGCAAACAGGCCGTCAAGTTTTCTCCGCTTGCAGCTGCCCTCTATTGTTCGATTTTACCAACGGTTTTCTGCTTTCGTGTCGCTTATGCTGTCAGACCAAGCTCCCGTAGGCATTCGCGGAACATTGTGCCGGCGCTCTTATAGCCGAAAATTTTTCTGGGATAGCTGTTGATCCAGTTCTCCGTAGCCGCGATTTCCTCTGCCGTGACCTTTGAGAAGTCTGTGCCTTTCGGGTGCCTGCGGCGAATCATGCCGTTCACATTCTCATTGCTCCCGCGTTCCCAAGAAGAATACGGATGACAATAGTACACCTTCGTCCGCTTATCTCCGGTGATGCAGGACTGTTCCAGCTGGTCGGCCAATGCAAACTCACTGCCGTTGTCCACTGTGATGCTCTTATAGATAATGCCAAACTTCTCTGCACCTAACTTCCGTTCCAGTGCATTGATTGCCCGCACGGTCGTCTCTGCACGGCGATCTGGCACCACTATAATATTTTCGTTCCGGGTCTTGCGCTCAGTCAGCACCAGCAGCGCAACCGTGCTTTTCTTCTTGCCAGAATACACCGTGTCCATTTCCCAGTGTCCAAATTCTTCACGGTCTTTTACTTCCGCCGGGCGTTTTTCGATGCTCTCACCGGCAGGCGCACGAGCAGGATCCTTTGTTTTCACCTTTTTATAGTCGCCCTTATGCACTCCATGTCTGGGCAGAGCCTTTTGCGTCAAGTTCAGGAACACGCCCTTTTTGATGTAGCTGTATATGGTAGGCACCGATATATGCGTTTTGAATGTCCGTCCTTCTTCCAAGGCATAACCGTACACAGCAGCCGGTGAACAGTCCTTATCTATAATGGTCTGCTCGATATAGCTTGCAAGCTCATGATCCTTGCCAATCTTAAGGTTTGGTCCCTTCTCCCGAAGATGTGCCTGATACCTTTGTTCTGCAATATCCGGGCTATATGTAGGAATCAGCTTCCACGTCTTACCGTCCAACTTGTCGTAGCTGCCGCGTTTCAGTTCCCGGTACACCGTGGACGGGTCAACCCGCAACCTGTCTGCGATTTCCTTTGCTCTCAGCCCATCTTTCAACCACTTTTCAATACGGATTCGGTCTGTAAGCGTAAGCTGTTTGAACACTCGCACGCCGTTTTCCTCCTTTCGACTATGGCGTTTATTTTCGTTTTAAGCGTAAATTATACGGTATACCGTTGTCAATTCGCAATTTTTCCACACTTTGCACATTTCCTTTGTGCAAAACTTCCAGACAAACAAAAAATGCCCCGCCAGCGATCCGGGTAGGATCACCAGCGGGGATGTAGTTTAGCTCAGTCGTCCCGGATGGGGAGTGCCTTTGCTCTCGTATACAATTCAGTTCCGGTTCCGTTACCTCCCAGAGCGTGATAACTCTTATAGAGGTATTCAATGTTCTTCAAACCGGGCAAGTCGATGTACCCTTTCTCGATGTAATGGGTACACGCCAGATACAGCCGGTCGTGGAGAATTGCCAGCAGACCGTTTTTGATTGCCTTGTTTTCCTCTTTCTGTGCCTTGATCTTCTTGGAGAGATTACGGTATGCAGCGGTCAGACCTGCCGCCACGATGCCGAAAAGCCATTGCGCCCAGTATTTGACGATAAATTCCAGCATCGTTTACTCCTTGCGATTCTTGTTGTCCTCCCCCACGTTACCGAAGTGGGCCACAGTAGTGGTTTCTACGGATTTCTTTGCCATGTAATCTTCGAGCTTCTTCTTGGTAAAGTCGAACACAAGCTGTACGATCCAATCCAGCGTCCGCTCATTGATTGCCCAGTCCAGCCAGTCCGGGGTGTACCCGCGCAGTACGGCAATGACATGGGCTTTCTTTTCTGCGCCTGCGCCACTACCGAACTTTTCCTCTGCGTTGACGATCCACTTGTACACAGTCTTTGCGACCACAAGGCCGTAACCCAGACGTACCGCCGCCAGCGCCGTGACCACAAGGCCGACCACCATGAAGATGCAGGCCAGCCATTCAGGGAATGCCATCAGAAAAACTTTCAGAATGTTCTCCATTTTGTTTTCCTCCTACTCTTAACCCACCCAACGGCTCTTTACCGCACGGGTGTCGATGTGTACCCAGCCAGCAGGACGACCAGTTTTTACCGGGTAACGTCCGATGCCGCCGGTGTTTTTCAGCAGCGTTTCGGCGTAGGTCGCGAGCGTTTCCACGTCCACGCCCTGAATCCGAATATCTGCCGCCATACCGTAGCAATGCTGACTGTACGTTGCGCCCTTGACCGCCTTGTTATGGGCGGCAGTGCGATATGCGCTGGTAATCGTAACAGCCTTTCCAAAGTGATTCCGGATGTTCTGCAACAGTTTCACCAACACATCATCAATAAAGATGGGGTCAGTCCCATCCTTGCAGCGAAACTCTTTCACGGCAAAGTTTGCGGACAGTTTCTTGTTACCATCCTTTGCCAGTGAATAGGCTTTAATCGCCATTGTCGTTTTCTCCTTTCTGACTCAATGCCATTTTGCAGCCGCTCGACCCACACTCAGCCACCAGCACGCCGAACTCGGCCCGTTCGGTGGTGGTGTTCTCGCCCTTGGCTTCCAGCCTGTCCAACAGGCTTTCGCACAGATCGGGCCAGCTTTTATGCTGCATAGTCTTCGCCCGTGATGTTCTTGTAATCATCGGCGGTGATCTCGCCCTTGTTTACGCGCTCGGCCAGAACTTTCTTCACGCCAACGCGGCGGGATGCGGGCATCTCTGCCCAAGTCTTAGTGCCTGCAATCAGGCGGTTTGCCCAGATAATGTTCATGGTGATACCTCCTTATTCCTTGTTCAGCGCTGCGTCCAGCTCACACAGCGCGGTTTCGATGTCGGTCAAGCGCTTCTCGTTGGCCGCGTCCTGTTCGCACAGGGCATCTTCCATTTCAGCCACACGGTCGGGCAACTGTTCGTGCTCCTGCTGCTTCTTGGCTGCGGCTTCCTTCTCCTGCCGGGTGGGCAGATTGTCCTTTTTCCACTGAATCATGGTGACTGTCCTCCTTACTGGAATGCGCCGGAGACGGCTTCGATGTAGCCGCCCTCGCCGCTTGCGCCGCGCTCCACGCTGACGCGGAAATTGAATGCAGCGCCAGCCGTGGCGGTCTTATTCTCAAAGACGATGTTCACGCCTTTTTTTACCTCGGTCGTGGCATCCTGCCACACCGGGGCAGCGTCCTTGGCGTTGTTGGTCACCTCAGCCTTGAACTTTGCATCATCCGGGATGGAGCCGGTCACCTGAAGCACAGCAACGGTAATGTCGCCGTCCACGGCCAGCGGTTCGGCCAGTGTCACGCTTGCGGCGTGGACGGCCTTGGTAAAGGTCGCGGACGTGCTGACGGTTTCCTTGCCGTCGCTCACCTCAACGGTGATGGTGTGGTTGCCGTTCAGGATTTTCTGGAATCCGGCAGCGCTGGCCGTCTGCTCAAAGGTCAGGGCCGTGCCGCTGGAAACGCCGGTGCGGGTCTTGGTAGTCTTGCCGTCCAGCTTTTCGGTGACGGTCAAGGTGTCGCCGTCGGCATCCCTGACGGTGTACTTCCACGCAAAGGCCGCGTTCTTCTGCCCCAGAGCTGCGCCGTCCGTGCTGACGGTAGGTGCAGTGTTGACACTGACCGTGCCATCGTCAGAGACCACGAGTGTAGAGGGAAGAATGAAAGCGGGGCGCACACCATAGGAGTTGTCGCACCAGTAGCTGCGGCGGGAGCCACCGGTGCTGACGTACCAGACGTTGCTGCCATTGTAGGTGTACGGAGAGCGCAGCCACCAAATGGCAGCGGAGCTGCCATTGTATGCAATACGCTTGCTGTTACCGCCGGAGCTGTTGCCAAAGTATGCCAGCCTCACACCGTCCTTCGGGAAATAGCCGCTGTCGCTGGTCGTCCAGCCAACCTCATAACCAGACAGCAGGAACACTTTGGTGCTCAGGCCATTTGCGCCAGTGGCAAGGCTGCCGCCGGAACCAGTGCCGTTCTGGTACGGAATCTTGACCTGTTTGATAGCGTTGCGAATGTCCGCGTCAATCAGGTTGAAGAACGTACCGTTCAGGTATGTGTGGATGCTGGAATCCTTGTAGGAGTTATTGTTGCCGAACGTGGACGTTGTGTAGATGTCCTTCATCAACAGCCACGTTCCGGCGCAACTCGAATCATAGGTGCCGGCGTTCGGGTTGCCCTGCTGCACAACAATAAAATCTTTGGACGCGCCGTTGACTTTGATTTTGACAATGCTGCCAACGGCTTTCGTGCCCAGTTTTACGTTTGCCATTGTTACCTCCTTGTTTTCGTTCAGGCCCACGGCATGATCTCCGCAGGCCGCGTGTTCTGCGATACAGAGAGGGACAGGGCTTTGTGCTGCACCTTGTAGATGCAGCGGCATTGCCGCGCCCGCCGTCTGTCACGCGCGAGTTTGTTCGAGTTGATTTTTCGATGGATAGGGATTTTACAGTCAAGCAATTTTTCGAGCCGGTCAGCGTACTTGCGGCGTAAAGAATAGGTTTCACCATGGGCGGCATGGGCATCCCACGCATCAAAGCTCCGCAGGATTTCCTGCTTGGTTACTTCGCCTGCGGGGTATGCTGTTTCCCAATACTTGATCTTGTTCATCATCCGCTTGGAGCTATCCCGGCGCAGCTTTTGGATGACCGCGCCGGTGTCGGTCAGGTAGGAGTGAAAGCCCAGAAAATCAATACCGTTCCTCAACGGGAAGATGGCGGTTTTCTGGTTCAGCTCAAGGCCGTAACTGTCCATGAGCGCCCGCACATCCCGGAGAATGCACTGCAATTTCCGCTTGTCCGAACAGATGATGTAGAAATCATCCATGTATCGGCCATAGTATTTGATGCGGTACTTTTCTTTGATGATGTGGTCGAACTCGTCCAAAAACATGAGGGCGAAAAGCTGGCTCGTCTGGTAGCCCAGCGGCAAGCCGTCCTCCATCACGTCGATGTAGATGCAAAGCGGCTCATAGACACGCGGGTCAACGCCGCGCTTATCCAGCACGGCTTTGAGCTTGCGTTTTAGCTTCCGGTGGTCGATGCTGGCGAAGAAATGCCGCACATCGCCTTTCAGCACCCAGCCGTCCGCGCCGTGGCCCTCACGGCGGTAATAGTCCACCATGTGGGTTTTCAGGCGCATCAGGCCGTCGTCTGTGCCTTTGCCGGTCTGGCTGGCGTGGCTGTCCCGGATAAAGCTCTTTGTCAGGGCATCATACAGGATGTTATCGACCAGAGCGTGCAGCACCACCTTGTCCACAAATGCGGGGGCGTGTACCATGCGGCGCTTCGGCTCGTAGACGGCAAAGACCTCAAACTTACTTGGCACATAGCGTATCTGCTGCCGGATGCTCCCGTCTGGCTGCCGCACATTGCAGACAGCCAGCTTACGGGAGAGCTTTTCCGTGCAAGCCAATGCATGGGATTCATACTCGATTGTTTTGCTCTTGCTGCGTTTTCCCTTCCGGGCTTCGAGGTAGGCTTTGTAAAGCACCTCAAAGCTGCACAGTTCTTCGTATGTCAAAATGACCCTCCGCTGGTTCGCTGCTGCGGTAGTGGGCTGCATCCGGCAGGGATGGCCCACCTCAGCGGGATGTATTTATCACTTGCCTGCATCGGCAAGCGACAGGATGCGGTTTCCTTTGATGGGCGCACTGCTTTCAGCTTATGCCTACTCGTCACACGGTTCCATCAGAGCGGGGCGAACACCATAGGAGTTGTTGTACCAGTTGTTGTTGTTGGAGCCATCGGTGTTGACGTTCCAGACGTTGTTGTTATTGTTGGTGTTCGGAGAGCGCAGCCACCAAATGGCAGCGTCAGACAAACAAACCGCACCCTTTATGCAAAGCGGTTGCCCGCTGTGCGTTTACGGTTCCGGGTAAAGGACAGCTTTCAGGGCGGCAGCCTGTTCGGTCAGCCGTTTCCGTTCCGCTTCTGCCCGGAGTTTTTCGGCACGTCCGCGTTCCGACGTGAGCCACTTCATCGCCGGGTATTTTACGTCCGTGACCTTCTTTGTCCAGATACCGGCTTTCTTCGTGCTGATGATACCTTCCTCCGTGCAGATGGTCAGGTATTCCAGCAGCAGAGAGCAGCCGTCCACAACTGCGCCGATCTTCTCAACGCGCTTGTCGTAGTCGGTCTGGAAATTGACGTTATTCGCCGCGTGTGCATCCAGCAGGATTTGCCGGGCGGTCAGCCGGATGCCCTCGCCATACAGCCGGAACGTGCTCTTGGAAAAGCCCTCCCTGTCCCGTGTGTCGAGTGCATGGACGGCAGTGCCGCACACCTTCTGGATGTCGCGCACATCTTCGAGCACCGCGACTTTCTGGATGATCTTCCGGGCATCGCTCCGGCTGATGTCGTCGGTGACAATGCGGGTCGCCCTCTGGGTGTAACGCAGCAGCTCCCGTGCATTCGCGCCGACTTTGAACGTTTCAGCCATCGTCAGAACTCCACCCTTGCCTGCTCGGCGTTCCACACGCCGGTCACGGTCAGGCCGTCCAGACTGCCGAACGTGGCGCTGAACGGGTTCTTGGTCACGTTCGTTCCGAACTTCAGCTCAATGGCCTTGATGCTGGCGTTCATGGCTGCCACGCTGGCACGGATGTCGCCGTGGGCGTTGGCTGCTTCGTTATGGGCATCCACCGCCGCGTTGATGCGCTGGTCGGTCTCGGCCTTTTTGTAGCTGTCCACTTCCCACCGCTGGCTCTCGGTCAGGTGGCCGTTTGCATCCAGCGTGGCAATGCCGCCCGGAATGCCGATCTGGTCAGTGCGGACAACATCTTCATCCGGCGCCTTGCCGGGGCCTGCGTTAAAAGAACCGTATGCCATTTAGGTTCCCCCTTCCTGTGCATCCGTGTATTTCACGGTGCTTGTAATGTGATACTGTGCAGAAATTTTCTCGGTCGGAGCTTTGGCGGCCCTCAGCCGCAGCTTTCCTTCGAGGCTTTCGGTCGCAATAAAGCCCACCGCACCCGCCACATCGTAAAATTCCGGCAGTACCGTAACATCCACAATGTCGGTAGCCAACAGGCCCGCAATGGGGATGTCACAATAAAAATAGCCGGGGGAGGAACCATCCTCGCCCCAGCCATCGACCGGGATAGTAAAAGGCACCGCCGCCATGACATCCTGCTTTTCGTGCAGGATGTCATCGGTTTCCTCGAATCCGTTTGCCGTTGCTTCGGAAAGGTCTCCGATTGCGGTATTGCACTGCTTGATGTGGCTGCAAAGCGCGGCAAGCCCTGTGCCCAAAAGCGTTTTGACCTTCGCTTTTGCCATAGAGCTTACCTCCTCATGTCTTAGTCAGCGTCAGCCAGCAGAGCGGCGATCTCCTCTGCGGAGAAGTCCTCCACGTCCTCGTCGTGCAGAACATTCTCCGGCTCGGTGTACACGACGACTTCCTTGCCGTCGATGTTCACATTGCCGTTGGTGGAACTGGCGGCAGTCTTGGTTGCGCCCTCAGAGACACCGGCCAGCTTTTCGCCCTCGGCATCGCTCATCAGGCGCTTGCCAGCCTCGGCGCCCACGAAGTCCGCAGGCTTCTTGCCGCTGTCGGTCAGATTGCCCTCGCCATCCAGCGCAGCAAAGTTGCCGGTGGTGGCACCGGTGACCTTATCGGCCTTGCCGGAGATGTCCACTTCCTCAGGGGTGGGAACATACAGACCATCGTCCTTCAGAACCAGGGCGTTGCCGGCAGCAGCGGAAACATTGACCTTGACATCCACCTCATAACCAGCGATGGTAACGGTGGTGGATGCGTCCTTGCCAGTGGCCTTGGCCTTATAGGTATCGACCAGAGCGGCCATGCTCAGGAAGGAGTAGGTGCAGGAGTCCGGGTTCTCGCCCTTGACGGCCAGCACCATGACCGGCTTGCCTTCCAGCTTGGGGTCGGTAGCGCCGGGATAGGTGGCGGCATCGAACTTGAACTTTGCCACAAAGGTGGTCTTGGTCTGGTCGAGGAACAGCTCAGAGGGGAAGTCAACGGAGAAAGCAGCAGTGCCGCTCTTGTCGGTAGAGGTGTAGAAGTTCACGGTATTGCCGTCAACGCCAAGAGACTTGATAGCAGCGTTGGCTGCGGCCTGCACAGGGGTAAAGGCGCCCTTCTTAACGAAGGTCTTCTTGATCTCGGCGGTCAGGTTGCGGATGGTGGTCTTGGTAGAAATCTGCTTAGACATAGCAGTGTCCTCCTAAAATTATTTCAGCATATCAACGATTTCCTGCTGCGTTTCTTCCTCGTTCAGCAGGTCTTCGCTCGTCATAACGGTTTCTTTGCGGACAGTCAGCGCGTTTGCGCTGTCAAAGTCAAGGCCTTCGCCAATGCGGACGGCAATAGCGCCGCTCGCGTCACGCTTCAAGCCCTGACCGATGCTTACGCTACCGGTTTCACCCGAACCACCTCCTTTCCCGAACAGGGTTACGGTCGCCTGAATGTCTGCTTTCGGGATGCGCTGAGAAAAGAATCTGATGAAACCATCATGCGTTTCGCACCCGTTCAGGACACCCGCTTTGGTCGTAGTATAGAAACTGCCGGGAGATACAACGCCAACGGGTACAAGCTCACTGGTGCTGTCCGACAGTTCTGCATCATAGATACACTGGTAGTAATCCATACCACCGGCATTTTCGTAATCATCCTCGCTGCGGGCGGGCTTCCACCCGTCCGCTGCAAGAGTGAGTTCGTAGGAGCCATAGTAGCCGCCGCCTGTGCCGCCGTCCACCTGCTCCTTGATAAGGGCCTTGACCTGTTCTTCGTTCAGGATTTCCCCGGATTCAGACAGGTTCTTCACGGCAGCGCTGACCGCTGCCGTGATGGTCGCTGCATGGGCATCAGCGGCGGCGTTGTGCTTCTCAATTTCGGCCTTGACCAGCTTCATCAAAGCCTGCATCTGCGGGCTGAGGGCAATTTCGATTTTTGCTTTGTTCGAGATTGCAATAAGGGCAGCAATCTCAATTTCAAAATCAGCGTTCACGCTGGATGCAGGGACTTCGATTCCACGTTCATCCTGCATGATGAACAGCAGCACTTCGGCATCATCATTCAGGCGGCCATATACGCCGATCTGGTGCATGATGTAAGTGCTTTCTGCTCCGGTAATCTGGATGCTGACTTTCCGGGCCGTTTCCTCTCCGTCCTTTACGGTGTCAATCGCAAGGATGGTCAGTTCGTGCGTTTCGCCGCTGACGGTCGTTTCTGCCGACAAGTCGGTTTCAACGATGCCGGTGCCGCTCACGGCGCGGGTGATGGTGAGCGCGCCGCCGGAGAGGGATTCCGACAGGAGCGCGGCACCGGCAGTTGTATAACTGGATTTTTCCCAGCTCATGTTGTCTGTCCTCCAATCTTGATGGTTACGGTTTCGTGCGTGTGCGCAAGCCCGCCGGTGGCGTATGCCTGCGCGGTGATGTTTTTCGGGTGGATGGCTCCGGGCAGCTCAACGGTCGTCCGCATCCGCGCTGCGCTCATAGCACCGGTAGCATAGCCACGAGCCGTGACGGCGCGGGGCTTGATGTTTCCGGGCAGCCGGACGGTGCAAAAGGCAGCCATTCCGCAGGGCGCGGCGGCGACGTAGGCAGGCGACCGTTCATGCGGTTCGACGATGTAGATGATGTGTTCAAGGTGAGCGGTACAGCGCCGGGCATAACCAAGGCGCTTTTCAATTTCTTCCGGTGTGTAGTAAATGACACCATCATCGGTAATGTCTACGTTCATTCGCCAGTAGCCCGGCCTTCCTCCGTAGTCATACCATTCACTTATTTTCACATTCGGATAAATCGAGGCCAGCGCCTTTTGGACTGCCCACTCCGTTCCGCAGTACCGACGGACTTCCAGCGCAGTTTTGATGATCCTGCGCTTTGTTTCAATCGGATAGCTGGTGTCGTACCAGTCAACGCGGAACTGAACCGCAAGAATATCCAGAACTGCCTCATCTGCACGGTCAATATCCGTGTAGATTTTCAAGCGTTCGGCAGCTTCCAGTTCCTTCTTGCGCCGCTCCCTGAAAACTGCATCAAGGATCTGTACCCATGGCTCTTTGGCAACATCAGGCGGTAGCCCTTCGACTAGGCCAACTTCGTGGAGTTCAATCATCTTCGATTCCTCCGTATGTCACCTTGCAGCTTCGGAGCTTTGCCACCTGAATTTCGGAGACAGTTGTTTCGACCGGTGTCAACAGACGTGGGCGTTTCGCACCAGCTTCCCGTACACGCATAATCAGCTCCGCCGGTTCGATGTCCCGGCCGATTTTTCTCTGCCAGGTTTCATACTCCTTCACAGCTGCTTCCACATTTTCCTGAATCGTCGATGCATTCTTGACATTGCTCAAGGCAATATGGTAAGTAAGCTCGATGTCATACGGGATTTCTTCCGGCGCATGGCAAAGAACCAGATCACCCATCGGGCGCTTTACCGTGTCGAAATATTCCTGCATTCCGGTACATTCTTCCCTTGTCGGAACTCTGCCTCCGGCCATCAGAAAGTAAATGTGGATCGTGTATCCTTCCTTGCAAACGATCTTCGTATCTGCCACATCGGACCGCCAGCTCGATGCAAAGTATTCATAGGCATCCACCGGACCGGCCACGGAGAAAATCGAAGGTGCATAGTTGATACGTCTGGTAAATGAATCGTCACCTTCCGTATCCGTACCGCCCGTGCTTGCCGAAACACTTTTTGCCCCGGACACATACGGGATAGGATCCACCAGCACATTGATTTCGCCTTCGGCAATCCCATCGCTGTTGCTTCCTGCCTCATCCGCCACGGCAACTACGTCCACGGTCAGTTCGCCGGGTAAGATCTCCGCATACTTTTCGGTTTTGAAATACCGTTTGTCTGCCGTTCTCACCTGTGTTCCTTCCGGGATTCCGGTTGCACTCGTTCTCGGCGCAGACAGTGTGAATCGAATAACCGCCGTGGCTTTTCCGGCTTCCAGGCGTTCCACTCCAACAAGCGGAGCAAGGTTGTCCAAATTCGGCCCCGTGCTCGTAGGCAGCAGTTCCGCTTTCAGACACGCCGTGCTGTACTCCATGTTGTGATGCGAACGATGTGCCAGTGTCAAAAGGACAAGCCGTGCTTCAGAACACCGTTCCAACGATACCTCACCGTTGAAAAGTTCTTTGTTGTACTTGCCAAACAGCGCCTTGCAATCGGCCACAGCTTCTTCCAGCGTTTCTTCGCCTTCAATGTCGATGTCCGGGATGTTCTCAAACTCTTTTATTTTAGACAAGCTCGTACACCACCTTTGGAATTACAACGCCATGCAGCACATCACTGTCCAGCCAGTCCACCCGCACCACTCTTGCCCGCGGCTCAAACGATGCGGTTTTCTCTGTTACCTCAGCCACATATAATCCCTTTGCCACCGGAAGTGGCTTATCGACAAATATGTTTGGATTGATTCCGAGTTCTCTGTCGCCCTCTTGGCTCCCGATTGGTGTGGAATACAGTGTGCGAAGGCACTTTGCAATGTCCTGCACTTCTTTTTGTTTTTCGCTGTCACCGGACAGCTCAACCACCGTGCTGCTGAAGTCGATCATATGTACTCCTTTATGGTCAGGCTCACCTTGCACTGCATCAAAAGCCCGTGTTTTATCACCGAATCCCAGCTGTCGCTTATTTCAGTGACCCGAAACTTGTTTTGCGATACCGGTGCAAACCCGATAATCAGGTAATGAATCTCTCCGTTCTCTGACATTTCTGTCAGACGGTTCAGCATCTTGCGAGGATTCACGCCGAGTGCTGCATCCAGAAGAATATCAAAGGTGTACTCTCTCAGTTTCGGTGATAAATACTCTGCTCGTGCTTTTCCTCCCAGAACTTCATGTTCCGCCCAGTTTGCGCCGGTCGTTCCCTTGAAGTTTGACGGGGTGAGCACACGCAGGTGTCCCACAGAGAAAATCACATCGCCGAAAATTCCAACATACATTCCAAAACCTCCTTACAGGGGTGCGGATGTTTTCTTGCCAAGGTTTCCGGTGTGTGTATGCGACACCAGCGACTTGCCGGACACAACAACGTCGCCGCCACCGCCTTGGATGTTCACGGTTCCAGCGGTTGCGGTGATGGTCGATGCCGTCATTTTCAGCTCACCGGATGCCGCAAGTGCAATCCCCGCCGGGGATGTCACTTTAATTTCTCCGCCCTCGCTGATGGTCACGGTTGCACCGCCCACTTGGATCTCAAGACTTTTCGCCTTCAGGATTTTCTTTCCGTCCACATAGTCGGTCAGTTCTTTTGCATTTGCATCAAACTTCCGATATGCCTTTCCTCGTGAGTTGGCATAATCCTTTCGGTAGACTTTTTCTTTTCCTTCAGGCGGTTTGTTCTTTTCATTCCAGACGGTGCCCACCACAACAGCATCCTCCGGGCTTTCTCCTGGATGCAGGACAAGCACAAGATCATCAACTTCCGGTGTCTGGTACTCGCCATTGGACAGAAACGGCACCATTTCCGTAACGGTGTCGTCCCTGTCTGGGTAAGTAACTTCGCACTTTCCAGCCTCATAGTCGATAGAACTCACATTGCCGAATCTCACTTCACTGCTCATGCGAAATCCTCCTTTTCCACTTTGCTGGCCTTGACCTGTGTTTTGTAGCCGCTGGATGGAGATATGCTGTGTTCCATCTGATCAACGAAATACTTTCCGTCCATCTTTCCATAGCCAACTAGGTTAAAGCACTGCGCTGAAGCGCCGGCCGGATAGCCCAACATCGTAAAACTGATCTGGGTTGCTCCGTGGTTGGCATTCTTGATGGCCGCTATCAGGCGGGCTTTTGCGTCTGCCTCGCTGCTTACCTTTCCAGTAAGTTTAAGCTGGCGTTCGTCCGTGCCCACCTTGACGTTGATGTTGATTTTTTTCTGTTTGTTGGTGTAGGTATAAAGGCCGCCCGTGTATGTTCCAGTCAACTTTGTGTTCCACTTGAAACTTCCCGGCTCTACGCACAGGGCCGTCGGATTTCCAACGGGCCGGCTCTCATATACCGTCCATACAGGATCTTTCGCCTTGTACTTTTCCCGGTCGTACACCCAGAGCTTTGAAGTGTAGACTTTGATAACCAGTGCATAGGTGCTGCACAGATCTTGCAGAAAGGCACTATCTGTTCCGTCCTGTTCCTTTGCATCAATGCCGTGGTCGTCTCCCTCAAACTTCAGCTCCAATTTGTAACGGCCTGCAACGGTTTCAGCGATTTTCTTTACGCTGGTGTTCTTCCATGTAAAGGTCCGGTTTCTCTCGCTGAAGCTGGTGTCGTTCGGCTTTGCCACGCCGCCCATCGTCAGCGAATCAGGTGCACCGGCAAAACTAAGATCATCCAGCACGAATGCCCCGCACTCGGCGCTGTAATCTCTGTAGCCGCTCTCAATGCCCCCGATATTCCAGTCCTTTACAACAATAGCCGGGTAGAGCTTCACGCCCTTTTCCGGCATCCAGTCATTTTTCCATTTGGCAGCTCTGGCATTGACTGTAATGCTCACACTGTCGCTTTTGGATTCAGCCACATCCGTGTACTTGAAACTTTCCAGATCAGGTGCGATTTCTTCCGAAATATCGGTTTTCTCGTAGGTCAGAAGAACCGCAGCCTGCCTTCCTTTGGGTCTCGCTGCTGTCAGTACCATCATGCACCTGCCTTCCAGGGCGGAAGGTCTCCGCTCTTTTCAGCCGGCAGAGCTGGTGTTGACAGCACCGTGCCGGAATCGAACCGGACGATATGGATATATCTTGGGTTGTTCTGCATCAGCCAATCGGCTTTCAGCTCGCTTCCGTACACGTTCAGGGCAATCAGATCCCAGGTGTCACCGGACTTTGTGGTGTAATCAAGTGCCATACTGCGTGCGCCTCTTTTCGCGTTCGTACCGTTCCACATACTCGCAGAACTTCTCGTAACCTTCGTCCATAATGGAACGTAGATCTTCGGCATTCATGCTGCCGTAGATGGTGAAGTTTGGTGCATAAACATATGTGTTTCCGCTGGAACTCGTATAGGTACGCTGGTAGCTGTTGCTCGATCCACCGCGCTGGTTCCCAGTGCTGCCACCAGAAGCATCTTCGCTCCCGCCGATGGGCTTCAGCTCCACTTCCTGCTGGTAGTTCTGAAGGTCTGCCAGCATCGACAGATTTTGCCTTGTCAGTTCACTGTTGCCAGCCGTCGGAAAGAAATTGACATTGCTCAGATCGTAGTTGTCCGGGTTTGCAGCGTATTCCAGCTTTGCCTTTTCCGCATCTGCTCCCCGGATAAACCGGATTGCCTTCTGAGTATTTTCGTTTGCAAGAACAGACTTGGCACCAGCAATCACTTTCCCGATTCCGGTGTTCAGCAGCTGTTGGGCTTTGCCCTGGTCATCCGACACGGTAGGTGTCGGCATTGCCGCCAGAGTTTCCAGCCCATCTACTGCATAGTTGGCGATTTCCGTAATACGGCTGAACGCCACACCAGCGTCGGACCCCAGTACCAATGCCGCTGCAACAGGCTGAACCATAGTGTCAAAACTTTGAGCCGCCTGGTTGTAATACTGCTGGCGACGTGCTCTGTTGAAGTCGATCAGGTTAGAATCTTCTTCTGTAAAACCACCGTCCGCGAACATCTTCGGCTTTCTGCCGGGCAACCCCAGCAGATCACCCAGACCAACGCCCAGCAGCTTACCAGCGGTCAGCCAGGTATCAATGTTCTTTTCACGAACGCCGCGCCGGAAGCTGATAACGGCTTCCGGGCCAGCCTCACCAGCAATAGACGGTCCCTGCGTCATGCCGCCGTTGGCAAATGCCGGGACAGACACGGGTGACAGGTTGAATCCGAACGACTTACCGCCGATCACCGGAACCGGAATGCCGAACAGCGTTTCCGGTATTGTGAGCTGAATTTTGTTCAGCGCCCCAATGATGAAGTTGACCGCTTTCACGCCGATGGTTGCAACCTGCTTCAGGAAGCCGATGATGCCCAGAATCACAGGCTCTACCACAGGAAGCACCTTACCCACCAGATCCACCGCCACCTTGATGGCGTTGACCAGTGTGGTGCCTACCAGGCTTACCACCGTAGACAGCAGCGGCATGACCGCCGGAATGCCTTCATTCACGATAAAGCCGAAGATCTCAGTCAGCACCGGCTTGATGTGGTTTACTCCCAGATCTACAATCTGAGAGAACACACCGGCGAACGATTCAATCAACGGCATAACCGTCTGGATGGCAGGGGTCATAGCTCCGAACACGTCACCCAGATTTAGCCCTCCGATACTGAAGCCGGATAGCTTTTCCTGGATGCTCTGCAAGCCCTCCGGGGTGGTGAGTTGCCCGAACACCTGCTTCACGGTGTCGCCGATACCCGCTATCTTTCCGGTGAATTTGTCAAAGACGGCAAGCCCGCCTTCGCCAAATACTGTTCCGACGATGTTGCGGACATCTTCAAAGTGATCTCCCAGCAGGGAAACCACGGCGACCATTGTGCCCAGACTTGTAATGGCCGGTCCGAACATACCAAGCATCGACATAAAGCCGCCGCCCAGTTTTCCCGCAACTGCGCCAATGCCGCCAGTCAGATTCAAGCCATTTTTTCCGAACACGGCTCCTACGCCTGCACCGAGGACGTTTCCAATGGTTGCTGTTGCTGTGCCCGCCGGGTTTGCTGCTGCAATCATGGCATTCATCGCATTGGTCGGTATGTTTGCCACATTATTGATGTAGCCCGCCGCACCGAAGATTTTCCCAGCTACGGCCTGCATAGGTTTCTTCTTTCCGCTCGTCAACGCATCTGAGTTCAGGGCACCGATTGCACCGCCCGCCAAAGAACTCAGCCGTCCGGCAATGCCGCCCTGTCCAGAGCCGTTTGCCATCCATGCGCCCATCTTTGCGGATTTCAGAATATTGCCCCGGTTGCTCCACAGTCCCCATCCGCCTCTCACGGTGTTCTGGAAGAGACTGGTCGGGCTGAGCATTCCCAGCAGGTTTCTGACCGTGATGCCGCCGAACATTCCGCCGGGCGCTCCGCTCGGCTTTCCTCCGATCACGACATTGCCCACCGTGGACAACAGCGTGCTTCCGGCGCTGTATGCCGCAGGTGCAAAGCTCATAGCTCCGAACGCCGAAACTATGGCGGCAATGGCTCCCGCCACCTCCGGCCCGTGCTCTGCGGTGTAGTCGATACCTTTCTGAATCCACGGCAATGCCGCCTGCGCCGCATTGCCAATTCCAAGCAGCGCGGAGTGCAGCATCGGCAGAATGCCGTTGACGATGTTGGACAGATCCGGCAGACTCTCGGTGATGCCGTTCGCTATGTCAATCCACATAGCCGTCAGTTCTTTCTTTGCCGGAAGGAACTGATTGCCCACATTGATGAGCAGGCGGTCTGTCGCATTACTTGCCATCTGGCTTACCGCTTTGCTTGTGTCCAGACGGACAAGCAATTCTTTCTCCATGCTACCGCTGTATGCACTGGTGTCACCAGCCATAAGCAAGGCATTCTGGAATGCGGGCAAGTTGCCCACAATTTTTGAAACGCCCTCAATGGCCCACTGACCAAACAGCGTTTTGATAGTCGCAGTCTGCTGGTACTTGTCCTGTTTCGAGATCGCCTCAAAGACTTTGTACAGAGTGCTTGCTGCACCATCTTCTCCGTTCGGCCCCGTGGACTGCATATCCTTTGCAATCTGCACAGGATCAAAGCCGAGTCTATTCCATGCACCCGTCTGTGCATCCGTTGCACTGTTTCCAAGGGTGATGTTTGTAAACACACGGTTCAGGCTTGTTCCGGCCTTTCCATCATTAACACCCATAGCCAGCATGGTGGCTGCAAGCGCAGAAGTCGTGTGCAGGTCAACGCCGGCTGTCTGGCCGACACCGCCGGACGTATTCACCACGCTGGCGATTTCCGCCGCCGTGGTAGCCATGTGGCCGCCCAGATAGTTGATGGAATCTGCAATGTCGATAATCTGGTTGTGGGTCTTACCAAAAGCGGTTTCCCACTTTGCCATATAATCGGCCGCAGACTTTGCATCAATGTCCCACGCGGCAGCTAGCCGGGCCGTATCGTACAGGTAGCTTTTTTCTCCGGTTTGCTGGTTATCCAGAAAGATTTGCTCATAGCTCTTACCGGACTGTCCCAGCGATGCGGCGATCTGCGCCATCTCGTCCCGTTTGATTGGGACCTGCGTAGTCATCTTGAGGATCGCGTCCTCCATGGTGGCACGCTTTTCCGGGTCAATGCTGCCGTCATCGTTCATAATGCCGCCAACATATTTGACTGCATCTGCCGCCTGGGCTTGGTATTCCTCCGCCATGGAGGTTGTCTTTTTAATCATGACAGCGGACGCAGTTGTCAGCGTCGCCATGATTCCAAGCCCAGTCTTTCCGATTACGCCCAGAGTGTTTGCTACCGTGCTGCCCAGCGACTTTGTTCCCGTCAGTGCGCTCGCCAGATCACCGGTCAGCCCCTTCGTCTGCTTTATTGCAGTTACAAGGGATGGGTCCACCTTGCCCATGATGCGGATGCTGAGGTCTAGTGCTCCATTTCCCGCCATACGTCTGCCACCTCGTTAAACAGATCCACCAGCTCCCGCCGGGGCAGGTGCAGCAGATCCGTCATGTTGGAATGCGTGGCAATGGATAGTTGGATAGCTGCTTTCCGAAGTCCTTTTGCCCCGCCTTTTACTCGAAAAAATCAGAGTTTACGGCATCGCGCAGCTTGACCGCCTCGCACAGCGGCAGACCGGCAAAGAAGTCCACCGGGTAGCCGGTGCCCATGCTGGCGATGATGCAGCAGTACAGGTAGTTGCGATGCGTATTCACCGGTGCAAATCCGCCCGCAGCCATACGGTTTTCTGCCATGGATTCGCTCATAGTGTTCAGTTCGCCCACGCCGGACAGGTCGATGCTGTCAAAGGTCTTGCCCTTCAGTTCCGCCTTTTCGCTGCCCTCGTAGGTGTAGGGCGCTGCAAACTTCAGGGTGTGAGATTCCAGCTGCTTTTTCACTTCATCGGCGTTTTCGCTGTTGTCCATGCCCTTAATAACCGCCGCCTGCACTTTCTTGATCTTGCCGCGGGGCATGAGTTTGAAAAATTCCACAGGCTTGCCGGTTGCCTTAACGGCCATTTCCTGTGCAAAGGAAGTGGTCATTTCCATCGCGTACATGGCCGCCGTCTCGTTGCCGATGTTTTTCTGAATGTCGATCAAGTCCTGCACGGTCATCTTCTCCATACCGGACAGATCCAGGCTGTCGTACTCCTTGCCCTCGAACTTATAAGGTTTATCGAACTTCACGATATTGTCCATTGCTGTTTCCTTTCCAAAAGACAATCAGCCGCCCCACGCCGGGACGGCTGACTTCTTCATGTATCGGGTTTAGATAAGAGCGTTGATCTCGGCACGCATATCCTCGCCATCAACATAGTAGCGGCCTGCAAACTTGTCGATGTCGATAACGGTAGTGCCGTCAACCTCCATCAGGTAACGGGTGACTTCCAGCGTAGTGGTGCTGCCCATGGTGTCGGCGCGCTTCAGCTTGCCGGGATCCAGCTCCTTGGGACGACCACCCAGGACGACGCGCAGGCCCTTGTAGGTGTAGCCGCCGTTCTTGTTGTCGTTCTGCATAGCAGCACGCAGGGTGATCTGGATGTTCTTGTTGGGGTTCATCATCTTGGTGGCGTAGCTGTACATGGTGTTCCAGTTCAGCGTTGCCTCCATGGATTCAAACTGACCGGGCACGGGAGAATCGACTTCGCCCGCAATGCCCATGCCGGACACGGAGGTGGTCTTGTTCTTGATCTTGGGCAGGGTGATTTCATCCGCCAGACCAATGAGCAGGTCATCTTCCGTGTACGCATTGTAGTCATTGATGACCTGGGGAACCAGGTCACTGGAAATATTCAGAGCCATAGGTCATTCCTCCTGCTTACAGAGACAGAGCCGAGGTCAGTGCGCCGGCCTCATACTCCATGGTGTTGTTGATCTGCTTAAAAGGCGGGAACGGCGTGCAGAACTGATAGAAGGAGTAGTGGCCTGCAACCAGTTCAGCGGTCGTGTTGCGGTCGGGGTCTGCCTTCATGCTGTAGCTGGCGCATACCTCGGTAGAGACATAGACACTGCCCTTCATGTTCTCGCTGTCGATGATGGACTGAAGGCGCTTCTTGTTCATGGGCTTATCCAGCTTGCTCATGTTGTCCAGAACAAAGCTGGTCCAGGAGTGGTTGAAGAAGCGGCGGACACAAAGGAAAGCGTCCTTCGGGTCGGTGTTTTTCGGATAGCAGCAGGTCTCATTGCCCCACACAACAAAGTCGCCGGAGCGGATGAAGGTCGCCACGCCCTGCTCATTCAGAACATTGCCCTGCTCCTGATCCATCAGGACTTCGGTGCCATCTTCCAGGCAGGCGGAGGAAATGGGTACGCTGACATTGGACGGGCTGGCATTGGGCGTGTCGTTGTACAGGCTGTCGTTGTAGACTGCCGCAGCAGCGGCCAGAGAGCTACCGCTGTAGATGGCGCTGCCGATCTTGCCGTACAGCCACAGGCCATATGCTTCACGAGAAGTTGCGCCCTGCTTGACCTTCTGGTTTGCCACGTCGGTGTACTTGCGTGCACCGGAAGCGGAACTGTCGATGTCAACAAAGCACACTGCATCGAAAACGCCATTGATCTTGCGGCACTTTGCCTGGAGCGCTGCGCACACCATGGGATCCTTGGAGAAGCGGGGTGCCAGCAGAATGCCGGGAACCATGCCCAGCTTGGGGAACACCTGTCTTACCACTTCCAGTCCGGTCTCTGCACCGGTGGCCGCATTCACGCCGCCCACGATGTCGGCAGCGGTGATTTTGGTCGGGTCAAGAATGGAACCGGAAATGGTCAGAGCCGTTGCGCCGTCGCCTTTGCCGCCGTTGACCAGGGCGATGCTCACAGTGCCATCATCATTGAATCTGGCCGAATAGTCCTCGTCCGCCGTGAGCACGGTCTGCTCCTTCTTCACGACCAGCTTTTTCAGCAGGATGCCGGTCTCGTCGATCTCTGCAATGCCGTCATTCACCTGAACGGTCTTGTTGGACAGTTCAGTGATGTGCTTTGCATTCGCAGGATCCAGGACGTTGACCACGACGATAGGGGAAATGCCCATCACCTGAAAACTGGCGCTCACCGCCTCACACAGGGTATACTTTGCAAAATCGTCGGAATAGCCCACTGCGGCGGCAGCTTCTTTGAAGGTATTCACCAGCATCGGCGTATTCACCGCTGCTTCCGGGTCATCCAGCATATTAACGGGGGCCGTACCCACAACGATCTGCAGGCCGGAGTTGACCGTTACCGGAGCGGTGACGCTGGTCGCTGCTTCGGTCTTGTTAAAGCCATGAGAAATAGCCATTTGTCATATCCTCCTTACTTCATCAGGTCGGTGGCCTTCTTGTAGAGAATGTTCTCTCTGGTGCCGTCCTGTTCGATCTTCACGCGCATTTCTGCGAGCTTGTCCAGCGGAACGATCAGCGCCTTCAGGAACGGCACCTGCTCCACTTTTTCTTTCAGCTTTTCGGGCAGGCCATCCACGAATACGGTGTACTGCGGGGCAATGCCCTTGACGGTCGGCCCGCAGTACGCCGCAGCGCCGGTGGTTTCCGTCACAGGCTGTGCTTCTTTCACAGCCTCGGTTTTCTTTTCGGTCTTTTCGATGCTCATATCAAAGCCTCCACTTCTTCGTTTTTCAGGGTGTTGGGCGTTTCGCAGATCAGGTTGACAATGCCCCAGTAGTAGAAGTCCATGTCATCATCCGAAAGATCCCATTTGCGTGGATATCCCACTTTGAAAGCCTCGCCAAACACAGGCTTCCGCTTGAAGTGCTGCATGATGGCTTCGATGATGTTTCCGGTGTCCTCATATCCCTGCCGGTCTGTTTTCGGGTCATAACAGCAGATGATAAGCTGCAAAAGGACCAACTGCGGATCCTTTTCGTTCACCACCTCGCCACTCGTTCTTGATACGATGATGCACGGGAAGTTGGATCTATTGGTATCCACATCGTCGTCATCATCGGTCGGGGACGGGATAAACTGCTTGAAGATCTTCAGCGGTTTTTCGCCTTCCTGCCCCGTGAACTTCATATCCCGGAACAGTTCCTTCAACTCGTCAATCATGGCCTGCTGGCACATTTCGCTGGTATAGCCGGTGATTTTTTCAGCCATATCAGATCACACCCTTTCGTTTTGCATTGGCGATCAGTTGCCGGACGCGCCGTTCCGTGTTCTGCTGCAGCATCTGCTCCACCGTCTGCTCCTGCATCTCCCACACGGTATGGTGCATCGCAGAGCCGGAAGGGCTGGACAGTGTTGCCAGCTTCTCGTTCGGTTTCCAACGTTTCTTTCCGCTCTCCGTGTAGTCCTTATCCGCAGGTATTCCGAGCTGACGCTGTACCATGCCGATATGCTTCGACTTGAACTGTACCAAGAAGCCCTTGCTCTTATCGCTTGTTCCGCCCAGAGCGATCATTGGACTGTCTTTCAGGACACGCGCCCGAAAAACGGGCGGCGCATTGCGAACAGACGGACCCATGAAGGGCTTTGTGGGGCTGGTTCTGAAATAGCCCAGGTCTGCCCGGAATGCACCGGGGTCGTTCTTCATAATAGCAAGGATAGCGGTAGGCCGCCGGTTGGTGGCCTTCTGGCGCTGGCGCAGATCTTCGATCATGCGTCTGCCTGCCGCGTTCAGGTCGTAACGTTTCTTCACTTCGGTCAGCATCAGCTTGCGCGTCTGCCGGGCCGTTGTGTTTACGGCCACCTTCAACGCCGCCGGGGTTTTGTTTCCCAGTACGCCAAGAGCGCGGGTCACTTCCGCGTCATCAACGGAGACCATCAGGTTGGAAGCGTCATAGTTGGTATGGAAGTATGCCAACTTACCTCACCCTTTCCAGTTCCATGCGATACATACCCGCTTTCAGGGAGCATGATTTGATGTTGTAGATCCGTTTCTTGTCCAAGGTGATCTGCTTGCCACTCTTCGGCATAGGGCCGTAGTCCTTCTGCTTCACAAAAAGCAGCAGGTCGGCCTTGTACATACCCTGGTCAAAGGATTGCTTTGCTCCGCCCTCCCAGTGCGCCGGACGTTCAAGTACGCCGGGGTGCTGCGTGATACAGAGCATCAGCTTATCATCTATGTACCGTTCTTCCGCAAACTCGTTTGAGTTGAAGATCACGTTCTGCACATCCTGCGCAACGCATTCTTTGAACGTAGGGAACGGTTTCGGAGTTTCCGGTGTGCCGTAGTTCTGGTCAACATCCAGCATATCCGCGCTCCTTCCCGTATCAGCAGACGGTAGCAACCAGCCAGCTATCCACCTTGTCGGGGATCAGCAGCGGGTGGGTCTGCAGTTCCAGGAAGCGGCGGTCAGGACGGTGTTCCACATAAGAACGCAGCAGGCGGGTGGTCTCTGCAGTGTGCCACACCTTGTCATCGTCCAGATAGGTGCACAGACCATATGCGCGCATGAAGTTTGCGTTGCTGGGGATCATCAGCACCATATTATCCGGGATCAGAGGCTTTGTCTCTCCGGTTTCCTCATCCAGATACACTTCGTCATAGCCGTAGATGTCCACGCCGGGCAGATTCAGGTGGCCGTAGTAGTTCAGACCGCCTTCCAGCTCCTTGGGTGCCATAGCACCAATGTCGAACCGGCGCTTGTCCATCAGATCCAGAACATTGCTGTCGCTCATAAAGTGGTTTGCGGCCAGCTTGCCCATAATCACCATGTTTGCATTTGCAAAGCCGTTGCGGCTCACCTGCCGCTTCCATTCGCGCAGGTTGCCCATGGTATCGGCAGCAGACTTACCCCACTGCTTCGTGCCCTCCAGATTGATCTTGTTGGTGAAGCCAAAGTCGATGACTTCATCCACGCCCTTGCCCTTCACCTTCAGCTGACCGGTGGTAAGTACCTGGGCTGCCATCCACTCTTCGCGGCGAGTGGTCATGTCGTTCAGCTTGTTGTATTCCTCGGTCAGCTTTTCTGCTGCACGGTCAGCAGGGGTGCGGCCGGAGTAGATATCCTCACCGGGCAGGCGCTGCAGGAACATATCTGCGGTGGTGACAGTTGCCGGGTTGATAAGCGGCGGTGCATAGGACTTGGTCTCGTAGCCCTCGTTCTGCACGATTTCGCCACCGACCATGGGATGGACGAAAGCTGCCATCTTGCGGTTGCCCTTGACGATATCAATGTCAACGTTCTTAGTGGGGAACGTCTTAACCTTGGAGAAGAAACGATCGCGCAGGAAAGTGCAGATCGGGGGTGCGGTGCGCACAGCCTCGGCCAGATACCGCGGCTCATAAATGTTGATTTCGTTTGCCATTTTTGTTTCCTCCTATCACTTCAGGAAAATGCCCAGATTGCGCAGAGGAACTTCAACGTCGTCCACGCTCACGTTATTGGGCAGCACCAGGCCGTCAGCAAAGAACTCGCCGGTCAGATAGACCGGCACTTCCTTGTTTGCGTCTGCGCTGTCAGCAGTAATGCCGTACAGGCCGGTCAGGACTGCCGTGCCTGCGCTTGCCGGTGCCGCAATAGGCTTCACCTTGCCGTCTGCAATCAGCACGGGGGCGTGTGCCTCCACAGCTTCGCTTGCGGTCTTGGTTGCCTTTGCGATACCAATGTCCACGCCAGCAATGAAATACTTCGGCGCGGTGCTGAAATCTTTTCTTGCAAGATCCATGCTCATGGTTCTTTCCTCCTTACTTCACACCGTTTGCCTTGCGGATCGCGGCCAGGAAAACGTTTGCTTCCGCGTCCTTCGGATCCGGGTCAGCGGGCGGCGGATTGGTGATGTTGTTCGCGCCGGAAGTCTGGGCGTTGGCCTTTGCCTTGTCCAGATAATCCTTGCTCTGCTTCTGCTGCTTTGCCTTCATGCTGGCAATGACGGCCTTCGCAAAGGATGCGGAATCAATGGGCTTCACAAACTTCGCCTCATTCGCTTCATCCTCCGCGCCGGGCAGAGTGGCGTTTTCGATCTCCTGAATGCGGGTGCGCTCGGCATTGATAGCCTCGGTCTCGATCTTGGCTACCATATCCGGGCACGCCTTGCGGAGATCGTCCACGGTCTTGATGTCCTTAATGTCCATGTCTGTTACCTCCCCATGGGTTTTGTTCCCCGGCTGATCCGCCTGGGGTGTATTTTCAGGCTGGGCCGTGGTCTTATCCACCACCCGGCTTCTGACAAAGTTCGGTGCTTTGTTGAACGGGGTGTTCATACTGATGCTGTTGACGAACAGGATGCCGTTGCGGTTCTCCACAACAGAATCGTCCGCTTCGTCGTCCACCTCGTCCACAAAGCCCTTCTCCTTGGCTTCCGTTGCCGTCCACCAGTTCGTTTCATCCATCCACCTGGCGCATTCGTCCTCGGTCTTGCCGGACTTCTTGGCGTACAGGGTGACGATGCTGCTGCGGATGGTTTCCAGTGCTTTCAGGCAGTTGTTGAGATCCTCTGCGGTCAGGTAATCGCAGACACCCATACTGACCGGATGCACCATGTAGCTGCTGTCTGCCGCCGCCACCACCTTGTCTGCATGGCAGGCAACAATGGTTGCTGCACTGGCACACAGGCCGTCGATGTGGGCGGTCACAGTGGCCGCGTTGCGTTCCAGCATATTGCCAATGGCCTGTGCTGCAAACACATCACCGCCACCGGAGTTGATGTACACGGTGATTTCTTTCACATCGCCCAGGGCGGCAAGGTCATCCGCAAACCGTTTCGGGGTCGCGGCATCTTCCCACCAGCTGCGCTCGGAAATATCGCCGTAAAGCAGAAGTTCCGCCTTCTGGTCATCACCGGCCAGATTGCGGAACTGCCAAAACTTATCATTTGTCATCTTCTGGTTCGTCCTGGAATTTGGTTTGCTCATTTAGCCCTACCTCCTTCATTTTTTCCATTTCGCTCTTGCGCTGCCTCATGTTTGCCCGCCAGTTTCCACCGGTCATCTGTGCAGTTTCCTGCTCATTTGTGCTGATGCCCTGCTGAACACGCAGAATCGCCGCCTCGATCTCTTTCTTGGCATCCAGATTGGTGCGTGCAGGACCGTTCCATGTGCAGCCCATGTAGGCTTTCGCCACAGCCTGGTCGTCAAAGAAGCCGGGCGCATTGATGCGCCCACGGGCTACTGCCTCGGCAAACCATTTTTCGTAGGCCGGCTGGCAGAAGTCCGCTGCAAAGCTATCCCGCAGCACACCGCAGGTGCGCCAAAACTCGTTCAGTGCACCGCGGCTTGCGGAATAGTTGGAACTGAATTTCTTGTAAAGCACCTCACTGGGGATCTCTACGCCGGTCGCTACCTGATTGGACATGGCCGACATGAAGCCGTCAAAGGTCGTGGTCGGGTGCTTCGGGTCGAACGTATCCGTGCTCTCTCCCGGTGCAAGGTCGAACACCGCGCTCGGTGCAAGGTCGATGCCCAGTTCATCGGGCGGGGTGTTCGGGTCCTCCGCCTTATCCGCCGGTTCCTCGCCGAACGGTGCCTGACTGGTCGGGTTTTCATGCTTGATAAACAGCGTGATGGACGATGCCACGATAGCCGCCGCCAGCTCTGCTTCTGTGTATCTGCCCATCTGTTTCAGCGTGGGCAGCACCGGAGCCAGCAAGGGCACGCCGCGCCGCTGCCCTGCACGCTCCCTCTGTGTGACGCACAGAATGTTCGGCTCTCCCGTTTCGGGGTCGCGGGCTTCTACCCGCGTCCATGTCAGCGGCACCGTGCTGTCGTAAGCCAGCGGATGCCGACTTGCTATCCAGTACGCCACCACCGCGCCGTCCCGGTTCGTTTCCACGCCCTGCACGATCTGGAACACGTCATGCTTGTCTATCGTGCAGGGTGCCATTATGTCCGTGCGGTCAGGGCTGCAAATCAAATCAGCCTCGATCAGGCGCAGCCGCAGAGCATACGGCCAGTGCGGATGTTCGTCGAACTGCACCACCGCAAACACATCGCCGTTCATCAGGAAACTGGTGAACGCCAGCGTCTGCAACCGCCAGAAGTTATCCATGCCAGCAGCATCGCAAAGGGTGCTGTCCGCCCAAAGTTCAAATTCGCGGGAGATCTGCGCCTGCAATCTGTCTGCCTGTTCCTCGTTCAAGTGCAGATAGTCCGCGTCCACCTGCGGGGTCGGCACAAGGCCGCTGCCCACCACGTTGGTGCGCAGGGTCTTGATGGCACCCGTTGCCAGAGGGATGCCCATATAAGCATCCCGGCTCCGTTTGCGCAGAATATCAAGATTATCTTCGATATCCTCTTTTGCGCTGCCGCCGCCAACGTGCCAGCTGCGCATAGCGCGGGAAATGCGGCTTGCTCCGTAGTTTCCGTAGCCGGTGCCGTTGTTCATGACGGACAGTGCGGCGCGTGCCACAGCGCGGCGATACCCTTTTTCAGGGCTGATTGCCGCAATGGCTTTATCCAGAATATTTGCCATGTAGTCCACCGTCCTTACACATCATGCGGCGAGAAGTGGTAGATTCGGTTTCTGCCCCGGCCTTTTTCTTCTGCTTCCGCTTCGGCTACTTTCTTTTCCCAGAAGATAATGCTCTCCCGGATCTGTTTCAAACTGGCACGGGTCAGCATCATCTGTTCGATCTGGTAGCTTTGCCCTGTCGAAACAGCAGCTTCTGCTTCCATCCACATATCAAGATGCCGCTGCGCGGCTTCTTTTGAGATGATCGGCATTGTTTAGATACCTCCTGATCTTCTTCTGCGGTACTGGCGCGGTGCGGTCTGGCGTGGTGCTTCCTCTCCGGGGATCTCCAAACCGGGGGGATTGCTGATTTCCAGCGCCGCCGTTGCGTAATTCCGAACGTCAAACGCTTCGTTACGTTTCTGTGCCGGGTCTTTCAGCTCCCACCGCTCCACCTTGCGGCCAGACTTCCAGCGTGTGACCTTGTGCTCCGCAGTAAGCATCTTGAAATAGTTTTCGTCATACCCGGCATCCTCTGCCGCCGGGAAGTGGCAGTAGTTCGGGCCTTTGATAAGCACCTTCAACCGGGCAAGGACATGGTTCTTGCCGGTATCAACGCCCAGCGTAAACAGCTCGCCGCCTACGCGGTTGTTCTTTGTGGGGTTGCGCAGGTATGGCACATCCATACCGCCACGGCCTTTGATGGGCCAGATGTGCCGTTCCTCGCGCTCTTTGCAGAACCGTATGACCTGATCCGGGAAGTGGCCGCCGCTGTCCATGCAGACACACCGCAGGGACAGTTCCGTGCCGTCCTTCTTTTTCCAAGTCTTTGATAGGAAATCGTCCAGATCTGCCCAGACCTGCCCACGTTTCAGGTCGCCGTAGATGCGCTGATACCGGATGCCCCAGCTTTCCTTGCCGATGCCCCAGCCCACGACTTCCGCCTCAAAGCGGTTGTCCTGCGTATCGACACCGGCTGTCAGGTACACCACGCCGTCCGGCACTTCCGCCTCGTAGAACTCTCGGCGATCCAGCAGGTTGTTTGCTTCCACCGTTTCGCCCGGTTCTTCCCACGGCAAGCCAAGGTCAGTGTTCACAAAGACCTGCATCTTCTCGTAGTCGCCGCGCTGTGCATCCAAGTCAGCAGCAATGAAGTCCTCCACGATCTTGTCCCACCCGCAGAGGGTGGAGCCGATCTTGTTCATGTGGAAGCCCCGCACAGACCGTTCCGGGTGTTCTGCGTGCCACTTTCCTTGCAGGCTGTTCTTCTTCCAGCGGTATTCGTTGTCAAGGCAGCCACACTCGGCGCAACGGTATTGCACGCCGCCTTCCGGCCACTTTTCCTTGTCGAACACCATGTTGTCCCAGACAAAGGGCTGATAAAAGCCGCAGTTCGGGCAAGGCACCGTCCATTCCTCTTGGGTGGATGCGTTGAACTCGTCCAAAATGCGGCTGTTGTTTTTGTCGGTGGGGGTAGACACCAGCACCGTCTTGTAATCCCAGTAGGTCGTTTGACGCTGTTCGGCCAGCATGACCGGGTCGCCTTCTTTGCCGGCGCTTGCCTTGTAAGCGTCTACCTCGTCCGCCAGCAGCACCTTGATGGGGCGGCCGCGCAGATCGGTCGGGGCGTTTGCGCCAACGATGGTGAGCTGACCACCGGCAAAGTTCTTTTTCATGATGGTGTTGCCAGAGTAGCGGCTCTTGTTATCCACAAGGCCCCGAAGCACCGGAGTGTCCCGGATCATGGTAGCCAGACGGTCTTTGCTGAAACTCTCGCCCAGGTTCACCGTGGGCTGCACAATCATGATGGGGGCCGGGTAATAGCTCATGTAGTACCCGATGGTGTTCAGGATCAGCCCGTCCGTCTTGCCGGACTGGGCACACATCATGGCAACCACCTTGCGGATGTGAACATCCCCGATGGCATCCATGATCTCCCGCTGGAAGGGTGCATTGTCCGTATTCCAGCGGCCCTGCGCTGCGGATGCTTCCGCCGACAAGCGGCGGTAGTTATCTGCCCACTGACTAAGGGTCAGGTTCGGGGGCGGTTTCAGCGCACCCAGCGCCCGGCTGAACATCTGTGCAGTCTGCGGTTCCAGGTGGATCATTGCCATTGTTGCCGCCGCCTTTCTTCACACAGCTGCCAAACGGGCAGAACTGCTGGATCTCATTCAGCCGGATGCCCCAGACACAGCCCCGGCATTTATTCTTCCTGCTCATCTTCGGGTTCCTCCCCCGCTGGTGCTGCCAGCGCAATTTCGGGGTCACTCAATTCCACAAGTGCTTCCTGCACTGCTTTTTGCAGAATGTCGTGGGCTTCCGCCGGGTCGGTCAGCTGGGCCATGGTACTTGCGTACTTAGTCGGGATGGTTTCCAGCCGGCTCTTGAAATTTGCAAAGATGGTTTTCAGGGCGCGTTCCACGTCCTCGGTGCGGTGCAGGTCGCCTTGGGCTTCCTCCATCCGCATTTTCTCGATCTTGCCGCGGGTTTCCTCCCTCTCGGCACGGGCAGCAACAAGGCGGGCTTGATCGTCTTTGTTGCCGATCTTGAAGTTCAGGTATTGCCGGACGCAGACCTTCATGTCAAAGACACCGGGCCGGACTTCGGACAGCACGCCCTGATCCCGCAGGTTCCGCACCTGACGGTCAGTGATACCCAGCCATTCGCCAACGGCCTTACTCGTGTACAGCATCTTTGTCACCGTCCCCCGGTTCTCCGATCTCGCCGGTCGCCCGGATGCGCAGCAGTTCAAGCCGCTGCTGTTCGGTTTCCAGGTGCAGCTTGTCCATTTCGTTTTTCTGCATCTGGGCCGCCGCAGACAGGATGCGGCCATGAATTTTGTTCAAGGCTTCCTGCAGCTGCAAGATACGCTGTGCCGGGGTCTCCTTCTGATACATACCGATCTGCTGGTTTGCGCCGTCCCGCTTCCGCTTGCCACGTCCGCCGGGTACTCGCATATCCATGACGCTGGATGTAATCATCTGGTCAGGCGGTAAAGCCTGATACTCTTTGATCTTGTCCAGAATGTACTTTTCCCGGAGCAGCAGTACACCGATTTCGTGGGAAGTCAGCTCGGTGCTGTTCCGAGGCGCATTCTCTACAATCTGTTTTTCTTCCGGTGTGAGTTTGTCAAAGAAGATGGTCGCATAGGCTCCATCCTTCATTGCATTCTCATTCCCGACAGGTGCCCCGCCGCCGGGGTTGCCCACGGCGTTTTTGTTTCCCGGCTGTCCGCCGGGCTTCCGGGGTGCGGGCGGGTCCCACCCGTCCTTTGCCTTCCAGCGGCGGACCGTATCATATTTAAGATGGAGATCGTCCGCCAGTTGTCGAAGATTCGCTTCTCCGTCCTTCTCCATCCGGGCAATGTACTCAGCGCGGGCGGCATCGCGCTCATCGCTTCGCCTTGCCATTTGGTTTTCCTCCAATAAAAAATGCCCCGTCTGGCAAATCATCCAGGCAGAGCATTCAGTTTCGCCGCCGGTCCTGCGGCATTTCTTCGGGTCGCTTACAACTTGTAAGCAACAGTGTATGAAAAAGGCCCCTCGGTTCGCCGCCGTGGGGCCTCTCTCCATAATTCCACTGTACTAAGTATAGCACCAAAACCGTCTTATAACGTCTTATCTTTTGCCGGTTGTGGCTTTCAAATGTAAACACTTTATGACATAGCCACCATTTTGCCAGCCCCGGCAAGATGGTCTATCCCGATTTTGTTGACCTCAACAAGATCACACCGGAATGATTTGTTGGCACCGGCAAAACGTGAGTTGCTTACAAATTGTAAGCGGACACCATCCCGGTGACGTTACCGCCATGTTCGCCCCGGACTTACATTTTTTAACCTGTACCCCCCCCTTTTTCGTGGGTCAAAAACGCGGAAGCCCTTCAAAAAAATTGACACCTAGAAATATTTTGGGGCTTCCGAACCCGCACCGCGCCCGCCGGCGGGGGCAGTACCTTTCCGGCGGCGGGGCCGGACGGGGCGACGGCAG